GATGTAGGTGTCGTCGTCGCTGTGGTCAATCCGACAATGCGCCTTAACATCTGCCAAGCTTACAGGCTCGGACGCGGGCGCTATTTCGCGGCGAAGAGCGGCCGTCACTTGGTGGCTTTCTCAGATTTGGAACGGCGCACGGCGCGCTCAGGCTCTGCCGCTGTGCGCATAGCTTCTGCCTGCCCCGCTTGAATCATCCGCACCGCTTCGGCGTTAGATGTTTCAATTACGTCACCGCGATTTTGAGAACCCGTTGCCGTGGCCCGTGCTATCAAAAGTTTGATCTGCATTTTCCGCCCTTTCATTACCGGCTTGGTAAGATGGCAGGTTTCCCTGCCACCCAATAAACCGGCTTAGGAAGACGCAAGTGCCATGTGCTTAACAGCGGTTGCGTCTGCCAATTCGCCGTCAAAGCGAATGTAACCGGCGATGCCGAAGCCTGGCCAGAAATCCTTGTCTTGGATTGCGCCAATCAGCGGTTGGCCAACCTTGCGGACATAGTATTTCGAGAAGTCACCGAACAGCATAACCCGGCTGTTAGCGCCGCCCCCAAGACCAACAACCGCTTGGTTAATGCTATAGTTGTACCCCAGCAGCGATCCGGGAATGCCTGCTTGGATGTTGCCCATCTGCCAAAGGTAATTGCCGTCGCCATCTTTCAGCTTGCGAATTGCCGCCAAAGTAAGGTCATTGAACATAAAGCGAGTAGCCGGACTTGTACGATAGGCGGGGTCTACCGAGTGCAGAAGGTCAATGATTTCGTCGGCGGTGATTGCATCCGTAGCAGTCGCCACCTTGCCCGCGCCGGAAGCCGTAACGATGCCGTTGGGATCGCCGGTGCCGTCGCCGACGGTCAACTCAAGGTTAGCCCGGCGCCCAAGACGCTCGCCCAGCAGATTACCGAGAATGGTTTCCATTGCAAAGACGCTATCGTCTGCAAGCTCCTTTGAAACGCGCAGCCATTCGGTGTTGAATGGAAACGCGTTCAGCGTCTTTTCACCAAACGTCGCGTCTTTGCCGCCGTCGTCGGTGTAGGTTGTGCCCTCGGTGCTTTTCTCGATGGTCACGGTCGTGTCGTTGATGGTTGGCATAGTAATCGCGCCACCGCCGGTTGTGACAATTTCGGTGGTGATGCCGGGGTCGTACATCGGACCAAACGCAACCATCTGCCTAATCATGATGTTGAGCAGTTCGGTTGGCACGGTAAAGCCGCCTGCGGAGTTGCTGGTGGTCTGTGCGCGGTGTTCAACTCTGGCTTCGCCACGTTGGAGAACAGCGCGGGCCTCAGGCGACATATCGCCTTTCTGGCCTTGAGCGCGGATGTACTCGTGAAACGCCGTGCGGTAATCCATATCGCCGCCGTTTCGGGCCTCAGCAGCACCCAGCACCGGGCGCCTGGCTTCGCGTGCGTCGCGCTCTTCGCGGTCAGCAGCTTCAACCGCGCGCTTTTCGGCAGCCTCGAGATTCGTCAGGCGCTCGGCGCGCGCTTCAATCTGGCCTGCCTCTTCCAGCGCCTTGTCAACGGATTGCTCCGCCTCTTTGCGCTGTTCGGGCGTCGACTTGTCGCTGATTGCGTCAAGCATGGTGCGGGCTTCGCTGACGACGTTTGCCGCCTGCTCCCGCAGTTCTTTAATAGTCGCCATGGTAGGCTCCTTCATGGGATCTGGTCTGCCATTACGGCGATCAGTCCGGCGCTTGCCCAAGGCGCGGGATGTAGGCAAAACAGCGGGAGCCGCTGTTATTTCATCAAGCGCGCCTTTTGACGTGCTCGAAATTCTGTTGCGCTGATCAGATTGCGAAACTCTGCCAAGCTGCGAAGGCCAACTTCTGTTGTTTCAAATGCCCCACGCGGAACAACCGACACCTCAAACAGTTCGCCAACCTTTTCAATTGACCGCAACGGCATGTCTTCGGTTTCGTCCCAGACCTGCCGACCGCCATCCATGCTGAACGCGAAACTCATTTGGTCGATGTTGCCCGCGGCGACATTGGCCATCAAGTCGCGCGCAACGGTCGTATCCGGCGGCGTTATTTCAACGCGCAAGCCCCGGTCATCTTCGTAAATCTTGAGCGTCCCGGCTTTCTTGCGGCCAATAACCCGGCCATAGTCGTGGTTGTCCAGCGCGTGAATGTCGTCACGCAAGATTGCCTCGGCAAATGCGCCCTTACGGATGACCTCGCGGAACATCCCGGCAATGTCTGCCTCTGTGTCAAAGACCGATGCATAGCCGATCAGGCCCGGTACATCATCAGCGGCGCGGGTTTCGACCGTCATTCCAGCGTGAATTCTTATTTCATTCGCCATTGCTCTGCCCCTGTGCCGGTGATGGCGCATTCGCTTGCGCTTCAAGCGGCACCGTCGCGCCCTGAATGTAAAGTTTGTCGCCGCCTGTAAGCGGTGCGCGGTTGTCCATTTCGCGCGCCTCGTTGGGCGTCAATTGGCCCGTCTGAATTGCTGTGCTGTTGCCAGTCATTCGCGTCATGTAATCGCCGCGCAGCAGTCCATCCATGTTAAATTCCACGATCCGATTGGACCCGCGTGGAAAAAACTTGAGATTCATTTCAGCCTCAAGTTGTTCGACCCAGCGTTTCATTGTGTGCTTGACCAAGTGCAAATCCTGCTGTTCGGAATTGCTGAACGTGGCGCGCGATAGGTCTTGCAGGAACGTCGGGGGCAGGTTGTAAATGCGCGCAATCTCAATTACCGCGAACTCCTGAGTGGGAACCAGCTGCATCTTGTCAGGATCGACGCCGAGAGGCTCAAGCCTGTGGCCAAGCGGGATTGCCAAGACATTTGCGCCCTTGCGCGCTGCCTCTTTTGTCGCCTCTGCAATGTTTTCAGACCCGCGTACCGCAGACTTTTCCGAGCCAAACGGCCCTTGCAATGTGAAGGCTGGCAAGCCGCCATTCTTGAACAGCTTGGAGCCATATTCGTTCGCGTTGACAGCCTTCCCAATAGCCACTGAGCACTGACGCAGAGGCGACATATGTGACAGCATGTCAGACCGCAGCATGAATGGCACGTCGATAACGTCAGCTTGGTCAAAGACTTGCGCAGCGGCTTGGTCAGGCTTGAAGCTGTATTCCTTGCGGCCGCTCGCCAATCGCTTAACCGTAGCCATGGGCATCGGGTAGAGGTTGATCACGCGGCCCAGCCCGTTGCGCTCAATGTAAGCAACGAACCGGCCTTCTGTCAGAATCGCGGTCATCATCTGAAACCTAAAATCGAAAGACGACATGCCGTCGTTTACCTGATCGTGCAGCACGCCAACTATGGGGTTGGCCGCTGTGGCGCGCACCTTCTTTTTGCTGTTAGCGCCCTTGTCATAAACGTGCAGAGGCAGGCCCGCGATTGTGCCAGATAAAAAGTTGATTGCGGCCCAAACCGCAGGCACGCCGAGCGCCTCTTCCATTGAGGCCGACGCCGTGCCTGTCATTCCAAAAATCTCAAAAATGCTGCGCGGGTCGGATTGCGCAAACGTCACGCCGCGCTGTTCTGTTTTTTTGCGCCTAATTCGTGCCATCAGCCAACCACCAACTTAAAATCATCATCATCCCACGGCGAAAGAATGGGGCCTTCATAGGTAGCTGCGACAGACATCGCCATTGCCAGCGCAACCATTCCGTCAATTCTGCCACGGCTTTTGTTCTTCGCCAGCTTGCGATTGCCTGCCGGATCTCGCTGCACAACCGCATTGCGCGCGCAGGATGCCAGAACAGGCTGATCGCCGTGGACAATCAAGCCGTTAAGAAACGCGCCCTCAAGGTCACGCAGCGCAGGCGACATGCTTTGGAAGCCTTGGCCCATTTCCTCAAACATAGGGCTATCGCCCTCAAGCTCTCTGTCGTCAAAACCAGCTAGCGCCAGCCATGGTTTAAGGTGCCGATAGTTGTATCGGTCAAAAGCAATCTTGCGGATGTCGTATCGCTGCGACGCCTCGAACAGAAACGCGGCGACAAACTCATATTCGACGGACTTTCCCGGCGTCGTTGCAAGGTATCCTTGCTGATGCCAGACGTCATAAGGGACTCGATCAGCCTTTGACCGCTCGCGCAGCCCAACCTCGGGC